ATTAAAATAACTCCTGAGCCGCCAGTGCCGCCATACATTTCATTTCCGTAGGAAGCGCCACCACCTCCGCCGCCTCCGCCGCCAGTGTTAGCACCACCAGGATTGCCCCAATTCGTTTCACCACCTCCGCCGCCTCCGCCGCCAGCACCACCGGGGCCTGGAACACTCCTACTAACACCTCCGCCGCCTCCGCCGCCAGCATATAAAGTATTTCCGCCTTCGCCAAAAGCTCTTGTTGTGCGTCCCTGGCCTGGAGCATTTGACCAGCCGCCACCATCTGATTTACCGCCTTCACCAGCTCTTATGTACGGATTTGAGTCAAGGTCATTATAGCCACCAGCACCACCAGAGGAACCGCCTGATGCATTTGAGCCTGAACTAGCACCTTTGCCCCCATATCCACCGTCAGCATTACATAAAATAACACCATTTCTTGCTACTGATGTTGATCCTCCTCTGCCACCCGTATACTTATATCCAGCTTGTCCGCTACCGCCAGCACCTACTATACAATTTAATACTTGTCCAGCTGTTACACCAATATTATAAGCAGTGTTAGTATAACCAGAGCCAGCGCCACCTCCGCCTTGTTGATAGGCTTCTTTTGTAAATCGGTATCCAGTTCCACCTCCACCACCGCCGCCAACACAGAATATATCAGCTGAAGTAAATCCATCTGGAATTACGTAATCCTGCGTTCCGGCTATCGTAACCAACGAAGGTCCTACGGTCGTATATACAGCATTTTTAACTGACGATGGGTCATATACCGGACTGTATATCTCTCCAAAGTTTGTTGTGGCATACCCAAAGCATGTAAAATAATAAGTGGTATTTAAAGCTGGTAAATCCATAAATGCTTGTGACCAGCCTCCAGGAGTAACATTGTCTCCTGCTCCCGCATAAATTGCATCCCAAGCAGGCGCATTCCAAGCTGGATATCCGCCCGTACTGGCTTTTATTATTACTCCGCAATAAGGTTTTCCAGGAGCCGCATACGGATTCTGCCATTTTAAAAGTACTCGGCGTCCACTATATGCGGCTACGCTAAAAGACAGTATACTATTTACTGTCATGGTTCCGGTCTGAGGTTCGTCGCTATTAGCTCCATAAAATATTTCTCCGTTCAGTACGTGAGCGGAAATAGCGGTCAAACCATCTGTATCTGCTCCTCCACTGCCGTGTATAATTGCTTTCAATCTCTATTCCTCCTCTGCTGAGCAGCCCCTTAACCATACAGCAAATTCCGTGGCCGGTTTCTTGCTGTAGGAGGTTACCGTCAATATGCCATCTGTATTACACTCTGCATCATCAATCATGTTCAGGTATTTTCTTCGTATTTTTATTTTTTCTGCCTTCTGCGCCACCGTAAGTTCGCTGTCGCTCTTTATCATTCCCGCATACAGCTCAATCGCATCTGTTGTCTTAAGATGTTGCACTTTTATGTCTGCTGTGTATGGCGCAGCGGACTGCGTGAATGCAGGGATGGTAATTTGTTTGTCATTCCTCAGGGCATTCACTGCCCTATTCGTAGCGTTAATGTCATTCTGTCCAAAACTGTCGCCCTTTTGTGTATAGGTAGTGGCATCTGATATACCATAGGTGCCATCCTCGTTCTGGGTCAACCTCCATCGTCTGGAACCCTCATATATATCGTCCCTATAATCTGTTTTTAAACTCATTACTCAAATGCACCTCCATTAAGTGTGAAAGCCAGGCGTCTGATTCCTTCGGCCCTTCCTAATATGTTCCTGTATATCTTCAGGCAGGCGGATTCAATACGGTTCAGCTCTTGCCAGTCAATGAATGGGCCGTTGTCATGATAAAACTGCCTCTCTCCTACATTGAAGGGGAATGTCCCTACGCAGACGTGGTCTATATTGGCCTCAAAGCGGTTAATTTCATCGGCATAAAACCCATAATCCTGATAGGTCTTATCCTCTCCCATCTCCTCAAACTTAAAGTCCGGCCACAGAGTAAGCGCCTGGGTCCGTATCTCATTGATGTTGCCCTTGATGCGGTTGTAGTCACCGATATTAAAATAATCACTGGCCTGCCAGTCTGTTTTTGGCTGTTGCCACATAACTCATGTCCCTCCTTGCCTTGATGGTACCGCTAAGCCCACCATTAAATTTCAGGGTATGGTCCGTTACCCGTATCAGTAGGTCAGGCACATACTTATTTTCCAGGAATGCTATGTCGTTGGCATCAATCCGTGGCTCTCCCCGGTATGACAGGTCATATTCCCGGTCTGATTTCATGTAGTCCCCAATCCAATCCGCCAGGTTCGCGGCATGGACCGTGTCGGACACAAGCGGATTATTCCACGCCTCCAGGCTGCCGGTAGGATTTAGCTGTCTGCTTACCTTGGGCTGGGTAGTAACATATTCCCTGCCTGTAACGACCACCTCTGTCGGCCCTGTGATTCCTGTAAGCTCCACCGTTGCGTAATAGGCACTACTATCCACAATCTCACACCCATATTTCGGGATACTTGCAATACCAGTGAAATAGCCGATGAACTTATCACACCACTCTATATCCGGTTCATTCCCGATTCCCCAAGCTGCTGTCAAATCTACCAAAAGAATTGAATCTATATAAAGCCTTTTGTTTCCATAGGTATAAATCCTTAGGTCCCACTCTCCTGTTGCCTCAACCGTGTCAATGGCTGATTTGGTATGCCACACTCCATCTGGCGCAATAGTCTCTGGACGTAGATTAATATTAAATGATTCTCTATTGGCAATCGCCCTGACCAAATCGCATTCATCATTTCCCGAATACTCACCGGGCGATTCCTCCCGCATGAAATTCCCCCGCAAGTAATATTTATGTCCGGATATCATCTGTACAGTTTGTACTATGTGGACTGCGTTTCCATCTTCCGAGACAACGTATGTGCATTTTCTGGCTGCGTCATACTGTGCGTTGATCCATCCGGTCACGCCGGTATCAAAAGACCCGTTCTGAACCATATTGGTTGCCTCCACATAAACCGGGACGTATGTCTTTAAATCATAGGATGGATTAGAAAAATAAAACGTATATCGGTTGTCTAAAGCGGTTACACTTATGGTCTCCCTTGCCAGCTCCTTTGCATCCTCTGTACTGAGATTGTATATGGTGCGTACGACCTGCAGTTCCCTAACCTTGGTCAGTTGCGTGCCCTTTGGGGTCTTGGTCAACTCTACACCATATTCCAGGACATAATCAGTGCTGTCGCCGAAGATTATATTGTCCAGCACTACACGGTTATTGGGACATCCCTTGGAAAATTCCAGCACCAACCGGTCAAACTCTGGGAACTCATGGCTGACCACGTAAGTCTGTGTCAATCCAGGGACTGTATAATCTTCCATAGCCGCGTTATTGTAGTAGGCATGGAAGATAACTGTATCCGGCCAGTTGCGACCAAATTCCAGGGTTAGTCCAAAACACTTGTATGCCGCCTCCGTAGTTATTTCCACTGTGGGATTGTCCGTAAACAGCCCGTCTTCCTCGGCGACGGCCTCAGACACATAGCCCGTATTGAGATATGTGGCTCCATTGGTCGTCTGCCTGGGAAGGAAATACTGTGCGCCGGATGTGCCTGTGTAATCCTGACCAGGCAGGGCATACGCTTCCTTTTCCGCGTGGTCAAGTATGGCTGACGCATGGGAAAAGTATGTCTCGTTATCAGACGCCGCCTCCATATCCGGTACAAAACTGGACTTAAGGATTATCCTGCCGGTCCGGTCCTGGTACAGGATACATCTGCCGGCATTAGCAATCAGCTGCAGGGCTTCCTTATGCGCTACCACCGGCATCGGATTAACCACCAGAACGTCCTTAAGATATGGATCTATCCAGTAGTCCCGGTAATCCACCTGGGCATCCGCAAGGACATCCACAGCCATGTCATACAGGCTCATACCGTCCGGATGATACCGGCCACGGTAATATGTGCCGTCCATCCCCTCAAAACAGTCTGATGCCTGGAAGTCCATCTCCGTATCATCAGCTGACCATGATTTCAGTGCAAGTGACGTTCCCGGTATCCACTCAATCGTTCCATCATCCATGGCCTGGCCGTAAAGCGCCTCGATACTCTGACCAATTTCCAAGAAGTTCACTGTACTTTCTTCATTCTCCACATCATAGGCCCGGTCCTTATTATCCACCGTTACGGAAAAATCTATGGTTGTCAACTCCTCCGATATAGGACTGATATGTTCTTTTTTGGTTGCGGACAGTATTTTTTTGCTGTCAAAATAGATGCCTATGCCCATCGTTATTTGGTTAATGCGCAGTCTGCTCTGTCCATTGGCCATGACAGACGGCACAAAACGGAGGAAGGTTGCAGCCGGAAATATCTCCTCCGTTACATAATGCCCGCTGGCATTCCCGGTTATTTCTACGGTATTGCCATCTGATATGATACTGAAATCCACCGGATACGCCTTGCCAAATTCCACGGTCAGCCCTTTAATGTCGTATTGAACGGGAAACTGGATTTCAATTGCCCCCTGAAGGCCATCCGTCACGATTCCCTGGTTGAGCACCACGTCTGCTGCATCCCTGGGAAGGAAGTACATACTGCCATCCACCGTGGTATAATCCTGGTCACAGGTTGCATACAGCTCCTGTACCTTGTAGTTATCCATGGGCTTCACTAGGTCGGAATAATAAGTATACATATCCGGCTCAGGTATGTAGGCGGATGCCTGGGCCTGTTGGTTAATCAGGCCGATGGTGACACGCAGATGAGACAGTGGGTTCCTCCACTTCCTGCGCATCATGTCCTTATATTCATTACTTGCCGCCTGCACTACTCCATCACCCCGCAGTCTATCAGGTTCACCTTACAGTCTTTATACATGGTGGGCAGCCCATCCGGACCTATCTCGTCTATCTTGGCCGTCCGGTTCCCCGGATACATCCGCTCCGTCTTCCAGCAGTTGTTTTTCATGTCGGGAAACTTGACCGTCACCACAAACTCCTCAAACTCTTTAAGGATGCTACTCCAGGTCGCCGCATCCAGATAGGACCACTGCAGGCCGTCAATCTTATCCTGGTCACGGCCCACGCGCTGCCCTACGAATTCCCCCAGGGCATTCTTGCCCTGGTTCACGTTCGTAGCAATGGTTAAGCCAGGCCCCCGGTCATAGTTTGGATATTCATGTCCATTAATATAAATAGGCACTCCAGCCACCTCCTTACGTTGTGCGCAGCGTGTATCCGTTACGCTTATCCAGTTCCACAAGTTTCTTTTTGATTTCCCGGATATCTATGTTGACCGTTAAATCCATCTGTTCTATCAGGTCAATGATGCGCTGCAGCAGGTTTGCCATGATGGAAAGATACTGCTCACTCATGCCATTACTGCTTGTTTGGGACGCTAAAGCCACCGCCCGGTCCACCATTTCCTGCATCTTATCTTCAGGCGCCACAATCTCACCATAGTGCCGGTTATCACCAATCATGGCCAGCTGCGGGGTGTTGGCCCGGACGAAACCGCCTTGGGCCAACCGTGGAAGATGGATGTTCGGTATATTCGGGATAAAATCGGCGCCGATGCCCGGTATCTTATCCGCCACCTCATTTACGGCGTCTATCATGGCATTAATCGCATCAATAACCCTGTTGGCCATGTTCTCCACACCATCAATAATCATGTTGATAATGCCCTTTATATCTGCCCAGATACCGTCCCAGGTTTCTTTTGTCTTTTCCTTCACCGTGTCCCATGCGCCGGTAATCGCGTCTTTCATAGCCGTGAACTTCTCATCCACTGCCGTCTTGATTGTATCCCACAGGCCTGAAACGAATTCCTTAATGGATTCCCATATCTCGGATGTCTTACTCTTGACATTCTCCCAGGCCGTGCTGATGGATGTCTTAATGGCATTAAATAATGCATTGGCCAAGGACTTAAGCCAGTTCCAGATGGTATTCAGGAGTGCCTTAATTCCGTTCCAGATGGTGCTGGTTACCCCGGATATAGCAGTCCAGGCCAGGTTAACAACATTTTGAATGAATGTTACGGCGCCAGATACAAGCTCCTTCAATGCCTCCCAGATACCGGAGAATATCTCCTTGATTCCTTCCCAGGCAAGGCTCCAATCACCTGTGAACACGCCGACAATGAAGTCAATCACACCACCAAGCGCCGTGAGCAATCCCTCTATGATGCCGGAAACTGATTCCCAGAATCCGAAGAATGTGTCAATGGCATCCTGTAAACATGCAGCTATGACTGGTGCTACGTTGGTTATGAACCATTCAATGAATGGCTGTATGACTCCCGTCCACAATTTGGTGACCGCATCAGCTACTTTTCCACCAAACTCCAGGAACTTATCAATCAGCGGGCTCAGGTACTGGTCCTTAAATTCAACGAATCGGCCCGACAGGTTCTGCAATACTGGAAGGAAATATGTGTTGTAGACATCAAGCAACAGTGTTCCGATTTCCGTGAACCCTTGTTTGAAGGTTGCCAGCATTGGCGCCACATGTTCATCATATGTTGTGCCAATCTTTTCAAAAGTCTCCGCAACCAAATCTTTGATTGTAGAAAAGATAGGTTCAACCGCGCTGAATGTATCCTCCAGGGTTGTCCTGATATAATCCGCATTTTCTACGAATGGGGCTGTAATGGTGTCCAGCACATCTGTCGCAAATGTCCCAGCCAATTCCGTGGCTCCCATGAAGGCCTCGGAAAATATTCCGATAATATCTGCTGTAATCTGCTTCGCGCTGTTACTCCTGAGGGATGAAAATACCGTTGCAAGTGCTTTGGAAAAATTCCCGCTTATCTCCGCGATGCGTGAGCCAATATCAAACATGGACACAATATACTCAATGACACGGTCCTTATTCTGCTGTAGGAACAGGCTGATTCCACCCAGCAGGTTATCTGCTATGGATGCTCCTATACTGGCGGCAGAGCCAGCTATCTTACCCAGGTTAATAGCCAGGATATTAGCAAACCGGTTGGCAGCCTGCTCCACCTCTGGAGATGTAAATATCTCCGTCAGACTATCCTTGATGTTTTGGATAGATTCTTTCATGCTGTCCAGGACGCTGGTGTCGCCAAATCCAACCTTAAACCCTGCCATGAATAGGTTTTTGAGTTCCTTTGCCTTTTCAATCAGCCCGGCATACTTACTGTCCATCTCATCCACGGCCGATGTATCAAGTTCGCCCATGTCGAACTCATCCGCAGAGTACCCACCATCCGCACCGCCTCCGGAACCACCGCTACCGGAGTCTGTCTCCGGGTTGATGATATTGAGTTCATCAATGCCTGTGCTGACACTTTTCATGTCCTTGGCGGCCTTTTTAGCGGCACCTCCTGCCCCTCCGGCAGCTGCTCCGGCCTTGTCAGCGGCCTGTGCCACTGCCTCCATTCCTGCGGCGGCGGCAGATGCTCCTCCCGAGCCCTTCTTGCCTGTCACCATTTCGGTAAAAGCCTTAAAGGCATTGGCCAGGCTCATCAGTTTGCTGATGATACGGTTGATTACCTGTATGACCGGGGTCAGTACATTTATAAGGCCCTGACCGATTGTGGCTTTAAGGCTGTCAAATTGCAGTTTCAGAACACGTACCTGGTTTGCCCAGCCATCCGCTGTCCGGATGAAGTCCCCGGACGCAAGGGACAGCTGGTCCTGCACAAACTTATACCGCAGGGCCACCTTCTCAGCCTCAGACATCTTGGCCGTGACCTTACCATAGCCGTTCGCCAGGGCGTAACTGTCCAGGGCGCTCTGGGTCATGACGATGCCCAGGTCCTTAAGGGTCTCCGTCTCACCCGTAAATACAGATTTTAATTTGGTGTAGGCCTCGTCCTGGCTGATGTTGTAGAAGGATGCCACATCACCGGCCAGGCCAGTCAAGGTCGTGGACATCTCATAGGCTGCCTGTTCACCAAAGCCAAAAGCCTTGGCCATTGCCCCAAACGTTCCGGTAAACTTCTTGGCCATGGTCTCGGACAGGCCGAAGGAGGTTATAGCATTCTTAGCAAAGTCATCCACCTGTTTGGACATCCGTGGGAATGTGACATCCACCACATTCTGGACTTCCGCAAGGTCGGAACCCAATTCAATGCATTGTGCACCGAAGTCTATGATTTTTTTTACCGCAAATGCCGCCGCCAGGGCGGCACCTGCCTTTTTGGCCAGTCCCTGAATACCAGCCATCTGCTGCTTGAATTGATTCTGGTTGACCACAAGGTCAAGGCCAATCTGGCCTACGCTGTCAGCCACGGTACCACCTCCTATCCACACATGGCCGCGAACATCTTCTCCAGGTTGGCCATTTCCTTCTCGAAGGTTTTCTCATCCATTTCTTTCATTTCCCGGTTACGCCAGTCATCATATATCCGGCGCTGGTCCTTTGTATAATGCTTGATAATGTCCTTATCCGTTTCAGACCGGATGGCCACCACCCGTCCCAAGGCAGTCTCCGGGGACAGGCCGGCAATCAGCGCCTTGAACTCGTCCCAAGAGACTGACTCAAATTCCTTCGTTCGTATACGCAACCCGTACTGCGACAGGAAGCTGGAAACTATCAGGTCCCAGTCCTCGAACATGTCGTAGTACGGGTCACTGCTCTCCCGGGCTGTCTACCTCATCGGTAATCAGCTGTATGGATTCCATAATGACTGTAACCAAATCCTTAAATCCGATTTTCAGCTTTTCAATCTTCTTCTTGGACTCTTCGGGGAACATCAGGTTGTAGGCCTGCAGAACTTCATCCATTCCGGGGGCATCTGCCGACATCAGTCCCATGACCTTAAGCATGGTCGGGGCATCTGCATTGACCTCCAGCACCTCACCCTTAATGACAAGGGATGGATTTCCCTCAAAACTCAGCTTATCCGTGATATCTACTTTTCTCGCCATTGTCCAACCCTCCTTATACTGTTAACGATTGCGCTGGAGTGAAAGTTGGCTTACCATAACCCGTCACCTCAAACTCCAGACCGTCAATATTTGTCGTGTCACCACCTCCGGGCGTCGTCACATTAACGACTACGTCACAGGCCAGCTTTGCTCCACTGACCATGGTCCACTCAAACTTGGTCATCACGTCCTGTCCAAACTTCCACGCCAGGCCGGCAATATAATCATTCCCCGGGTCCCCAACCGACCGTTTTCCCTTGAAGCTGAACCCAAGTTTCTTACCGGTCATGGCAGCCTTGGCCCATCCGGCAGCATCCATGGAATACCACTCCTCAACGGTACCGTCTATGGATGGTGCAAAGTTCTCCAAATCGGCTGGCATCACCATCTGTTCATCTGTACTCTCAAGGCCCGCAGTGCCAAACTTAAACGCATTGTTATGCACGGGATACACTTTTCCCTTTGCTGCATCTGCCATCTCTTATACCTCACTTTCTCTGATATAAAAACCCCAGCCATATCACATATTCGTAGACACCCTTATCATCCGTCCCCACGTCCACTGGTTCCGGGACCTGGAGGATGATGCAGTTGATGGGTGTATCCCCTATGGATAGGCTGGATACGTTTTTAAGTTTCTCATATAACTCATAGGCGGCCCGTTCTGATGCCTGCACATCCCTATCCCAATGGACCAGCAGTGATATACGCCGGACATCATAGCTGCTGTAATCATGGCCACCCAGCGCCATCACGGGAGGGCCGCTGCCCTGCCGGTGATACACGCCTATGGAATGGTCTTTCTTACTGTTCAGTTTCCCGATATAGACATTGCTGTCAGCTACAATCCCAAGGCCTCCTATGTATCCCCGGATGTCATCCAAGGTCAGCATCATACACCACCTACTTTCTTGTAAAACCGCTTAAATGCGTTCCTGGCAAAATCCTGGCTTACTCCACCAGGTAGCCACGGTTCGTACCATTCTCCGCCGGCAAACGGGTTCTCGTCCGTCTGGAAGTCATACTCTGGATGGTAATAGAGGCGGCGCGCATAAGGTGTACTTACTACCAGAGTTGCCTTCCCCTGTCTGGAATGGCTGTAATCCGCAAAGAAACTGTCCTCCTCTAGGCGTCCAGTATCAAATGGCATCACCTGCGCCTGCACCACCTCTGTGTGCAGGGCTTCCGCTGTCATTTCCAGGGCAGTCACTGCTGCCTGTGTCAGCTGCTTAATCCGCGGGAAGTTCATCTTTACAGTTGATTTAACCTGCATCAAACCACCTCCAGTTGGCAATAGTTCACTGTCCCGTCCGGATTCCTGGCCTTCATCCCCTGTTCAATCCTCCGCTCTTCCCCAAATATAGTAACGGTACCCCCGCTTAAGGTTGGGAAGTCTGGGGCAATGTCCCCAGGGAACATGGCTGTGCCGGTTATCTGCACCAGCTTCTTTTCTGTGGTCAGAATGGTCTTGGCCCGGTCCTGGAAGTTACATTTTAGGTCCAAGTCCACTACCTTCTCTGGATGGCCGCGGTTGTCTGTATCCTCTGATTCCAGATGGACGTGTATATCCGTCCTGCATAGCCGTTTTGGCACTAAACATGGGTATTTCATAGCCTCACCTCGCTAACCGGCAGCACAGACCCGTCTGGGACAGCAGAGCGTACACATCGCGCTTCATGGCTACACCCTTGTCTGTAAATACGTTCCAGCTGCTACCGAACTGTGCGGATACACCGTTGATGCTGTAGCCATGCAGGATGGTATTAATCTCGTCCGCGTTCTCATACTCAAAGTCCGCCTGCTGGCAGACCACTTCCTGTATGGTTTCCTGCTGGAAGGCCGTCAGATTAGAAAATCCCCGGCCTACAATCCGGTTGTAGGTCAGGGAATCAACGTGGCGGCTGGCCTGCTTAAGGGCCCTGTCCAGCTCATCCATGGGGATTACGGTCCCCTTGTATACATCACAGTAATATTCATATGTGACATAGGGTTCATAGGGCATATTACTCACCTGCCTTTTTACTCTCCGCTTTCTTTGCCGGTTCCTGCTTTGCGGCCCGGAGTGAAGCAAGTTCCTCCCTCAACGCTACATTTTCGGCATCCCTTTCAGCCGCCAGGTCCTGAAGGCGCTCAATCTCTTTCACTGCCTTCATGTGTTCATCATAAGGTATTGTCTTTCCGCGTCCATATGCGGTCACCTGGCCATCATCGCCCACAATATCAAAGCCAGCGTCCTGATAGGACTTCTGCTGGCTTTCATCAATGGTGTACTCTTTATTTCCCTTAACTGCTCTCATACTACCTCCTTACGCTCCGGCCGCTTCCACATTCATGGCACACCCATCAACCTTCTTTTCAAGAAGGAACAGGTCTCCGTAGCAACGGTTCTGATACAAATACCCATCTGCCGTCCTTGAATCTGTTCCTGGGGTAAACAGCTTGATATAGCTGTATTTATCCCGGCATACCACGCAAGAGGTATGAATCAGAATCCAGTTAATCTGCTTCGCATCAGAAGCAGCCACACATCCTGTAGTGAAGTCATACTTAGTCTTCATCCTGGCCGCAGGCACCATCTTAATGGTCACATCATCCAGGCTATGTACCTTACGATTGATTGTGGACGGGGACGTTACGGTCATGACCCTCTGAAGTCCTTCCGCCTCCTTCACAATCTTATTCATGGTTGGGGTGACATACAGCATTCTCCCTTCTTCCGGGACACCAGCCTCATCCATTCTCGCCATCTCCTCATCAAAAGCTTCCAGGAAGTTGGCTGCCGTGATGACATCAGTACTGATACGGCCAGAATAAGCGGTCAGTTCTGCATGAAGTTTGGAATAACGATAGGAATCTTTTTCCGGGATAGCCTGTTCGGTCTCAAAGGTGTTCTGTATGTTTGCTACGGATAAGGTCAGGTTTGTTTCGTCAATGTCCATGGGGTCAATCCAGAACTCAACATCCCTGTCGTGTTCCAGTTTCTTTGCCTCCCAGTCATTACTGAGCGTTCCTGAGTTAAAGCCTGGTGTCCGGGTATGGTCTTTGTATCCGGTCACTGCCATCCTCGGAAGCTTGATGGTCTGGGCGTTAATGAATTTCACCTGCTGATTGCTCTGTGTCAGTGCATCAGAGCACAACTCCTTTGCATATTTCTGCTGGAGCAGCTGTGTAAAGGTTGTTGCATAATCATATACTGCCATTTCTTAATCCTCTCTTTCATTAAAGTCCGAACGCCTTTTTAAGGGCGTCATCCGTTGTCTGGGTCTGTTGCTGCCCGCTGGCTGCGCCCACCTGGATGAATCCGCTGGATCCTGGTGTCTGGGGTTTCAGTGCCGGCACGTCCTCCAGCACCTTGTTCAGGGCTGCCTTAAGTGCCTCATCATTGATTTTCCCATCCTGTCCCATGACCTGACCTAAATCAGCCATCTTGAGGACATAAGGGATTGTCTTGGCGTCAATTCCCAGGGATACTGCGGCCATGGTTGCCGCGGCCTGCATCTGTGCCTGTTGGGCGAGGGCCTGGGCTTGGGTGGCCTGCTGCTGTAACGCAGCCACATCTGGTTGCGATGCCGCCTTCTGCTGCTTGAATGCAGCAATCGCCTGCTCTACTTCTTCCTGGCTGAGTCCCTGCTGCTTGAAGTAGGCTTTCAGGGCCGTGTCCTCCTTAGCTGCGAGGGTTCCCTCCAGCATCTGCTGGATTTTGGCATAATCAATTATTGGGGATGCCGCCTGCTGGCTGGCCTGGGCTCCCTGCTGCTGGGTCTGTGCCCCTCCCACTCCCTCGCCGCCTGCCCCGCCTGCGGGCTCTGCAAATAACTGTAAGTTCATTGGTAACATGTCTCTCATCGTCAATACCTCCATTTTAAGGGTGTCACCCTGTGATTTTCGTTTCATCCATTGTCATCAGTGTCACTGGCCATGCAGCAGTTTAAAGCCATGCTCGTGTTTGGGCGTAAAAATAGCACCCAGGATAATCCTGCGTGCTTACTCCTCAATCTTATCAGTCAACAAACATCCAGTCCTCCGCCAGCATATCTGCCTGACTTGCCAGCCATCCCATCTGTACGCCGCTCGTGCCAACAAACGCTATGGCTTTATTTCCGATGGCATCATGCGTGCAGTTTACAATCTCGCCATCTGCATTTTTATAGCTGATACTGGTTGCCAGTTCGATATACTGGTTTTTCCCATTCCATCCCTGTCTTTTAACTTTTAATCCGCGTTTCATGTATTTAACGGCATCGCCGAAACCAAAGGTGGCAGTTCCACCCAAGATGGGTGTGTTTTCCCCATTGGCGACATCCCATTCATCCGACAGCACATTCTGCAATGTATATTCCACTCTTTGTGTTTCGCGAATATCAAGCCGCTGATTATCCTTTGTGTACATGACGACGGTTTCCTTCTTCGGGTCCCAGCACCAATACCCTCCCCAGGACGGGAGTTTCATTGGGATACCTTTTTTCATCTGATTCAGTGCGTCCAAAAAATTCATATGTTTCCCTCTCTTTCCGTTGCGATATCGCAACAAATAAAATACCACCGGCCATTAATGACTGGTGGTTATAATCCCGGTATTGTATCCTTTATTCCTTTTGCAAGGTTTGCTGCTTTCTTCATCAAAGTATTTTCTTCCAGATATTCAAGGCCCTTCAACGTAATCTCAGGCCTTGTCAACGCCACCCTGGGGTATCCGCAGTCAAAGGCATTCCATGTCTGCCCACCTGTAATATACCCTTCATTCAACAGCATGGCCATTATACGGCTCCATTTCGGTACAGACAGTTCGAGTCTTTCAGCAGATAGGATTTCCCTATCTATTTCCTCGCAGTCCATTGATTTCTGAAGGATGCGGAGTATCTTATAAATCAACCGGAAATCATCCATACATACCCTCCTTTATGGTTACTGGGATTTTTCATGCTCCTCGACAATTTTCCTTAACTGCTCTTTCCATTCCTCCAGGGTGTATTTTCCACCAAGGCAGAAAGAAATATCCTTAAGCTGTCCGGTAATTGCGTATACCTTCCGTCTTAATGCCTGAAGTTCCTCATCGTTCCGCATCCGGTTCTTGAATTCTTCCTTCATCATTGCTTTATTCACCTACAACTTTCAAAAATGCAAGATATAATTCACCCAACTCCTCTTTGAGGAATTTAACCGTTACATCATCCCCTTGGTAAAGGGCAGTGAACACGTTTGCAAACACTTCCAACTCTGAATACCCTGGGATACCAATATATTGTGATTCATGATAGGCATCGCCCACTATCACATTATCTGTCAGGCACCCCAGTATATCGCTGATGAGGTTATTATACTCCAGTTCTCCTCCAGGAGCAAATAATTTATTATATCTATCCGCATCTTTCAGCAACCTTTTCTCTGATTCTAAAATAGCATCCGTAAACTGTACATTCATTGGGCTTCCAAACTCGTTGTGGTCAATCCGGTGCGCCAATTCATGTATCATGACCTCTCTATAGTCATAATATTCATACAACGGATGGGCTGGGTTAACTACAATTGTGTCTGTATCCGGGTCATACGCATACGCATGTTCAGCCGTCTCCTTAAGCACAACAAATTCATCCTCCGTGTATTTATCGACTAAATCTATCATTTTCTCAGGTGTATCATCCCGATACACCTTTATCTCATCTGAAACCGTGTATCTCTCCCCTGCCTCCCCCTCCCATTTCTCGGATTTCTGTTTATACTGCTTCTGATTTTCTGGTGACAAAGAATATTCCGCCAGCCGCCCATATTTCTCTACCTGCCTTGAAGCATACTTCCGTTCAGCCTCCTGCTGATTGGCCTGGCCGATGTCTTCCAGTTCCTTTTCACTCCAGATATCGTCCGCCGTGGAAATGCCGGGGAAGTACGTTGTGTGGCTGTCCTTGCATCTGGGATGATACAGGCCGGCCGCAACGGCCTTGCTCATGAGGGGATACGGACCATCGGATTTCTTTCCGCCGGACCAGACGTCGTCAATCAGGACCTTACCGACAAATGGCAGGCACTTCGGACACGGGTTCCCGCGCTTGCTGACAATCACGGTAGTAATCCCCCATTCTTGACGCTTCTCTCCTTCTCCTTGCAGATACGCCCGCTTGGATGCCGTCCGGATGGCCATGTCGGCATAATCTGCCAGGGTATGACGGGCACCATTGGCATACTCTACACAGTTAAGGCCCCGTGAGAGCATGTCCCTGGTAGCCATGTCCACTGCCTTCTCGTAGGTTCCTGCACCGGTATTGGCATAAACCTGGGCATTGAAGATTGCCTTACGATAATCATCATTAGCTTTACGCAGGACAGCCGTCTCCGCCGCTTCCATGTCGTGGGTAGTGGCCTCGATCAATGCTTCCAGCTTCCGTTCATTCAGTTTAAAAAACTCGGCGGTGGCACCTTTGCTGATTTTCCTGGCTGGAAATCCTTTGCGAATGGCGTTCAGTATCTGGATTTCCTGCTGCATGTTACCTTTTTGCCTGGATATCCGTATCAGCTCACCTATTTCCTTGTTGAGATTCTGAAACTGCTTTCCATACCGTTTTCGGTTATCCCTCTTATACTTTTCCAGGGCCTTAAGCTGCTCTGCCTGCCACATGGACCACTCAATACCCTCTTTGGTTTCCTCGGCCCGATGTCGGTCCATATTGCGTATCATAGACTTGATAAGTTCATCCTCTATGGCTTTGAAGGCGGCGCCGATATCGTACTCATTATGTTGCACTCATCAGCGCCCCTTCCGCTCCAGGCGTGCCTCCTTCTGACAAATACACTCCCTTATTTGCATACACATTGAATCCCTGCGCCTTGAATTGCCGTGTCAACGCCTTGAGCTGGGTCACGCTGCTGCATTTATCGCAACGCAGTTCCGCGTACCCCTGCTTCTCAATTGCGTAGATACCCAGTGGTACCTGTTCCTTTGCCACCTGCAGCAGTCCCTGGTACTCCTTCTGGCTCATCTGATACAGACGGTTCATTACCTTGACCTTCATCTGGCTTTCCTCCCTTCATGTTAAGTTGAAAACTGCCAGCAGCCGTATTGATTCCGGGTTCTTCCACTTTCGCAATGCCCTGCTCTGCCTTCAATCGCGCTATCTCCTCTTGTTTCCATGCATCGTCCTTGCTATCACCATACAATTCCTCCACCTGAGCCTCGATGCTCATCATTGGAACGCCGGGACGGGCCTTGGCCAGGGTCTCCACCTGGCTCTCAAAGGATGGGTTTGCATACTCACCGAAGGGGATATCCACTTTGACCTCCTCCACCCCCTTACCATGAAGGATATTGCAAGCGTTGATTGCCGCGCTGACCAGCTCCGGAAGAGTCTCCTGCAGAGCCTCCACAATAGCATTCCGGGTGTACAGGGTAGCTTTTTCCTTTTCGCGCTGCGCTTCGGCGTTGTCCAGCTTCTTGACATCAATCCCCAGAGTGGATGGGCTGATAACGCCCTGCAGGCACAGGTCCAAAGCTGTACAATAGGACGCCAGATAACTATCGTGGGGGATAGTTGGCTGCACCACATTGACCTTGTTATCTGCATTCTCTGACATATCATTATCAGAAGCAAAATATCGGTCGTCAAATGGGTTCGGCCGGATGACCTTCCCTGTCTCCGGGTCGTGTGGCACCAGGCAGTCCGGTATGTACGTCTTGGCCCGACCAGCACGCAGCGCATCCATCCACTGGGACCAGGCCTCGTCAAAGGCATCAAAACTGTCCAGCTTACCGTCAAAGATGCTGCCACCGCGTCCCTCGTATTTGGTGGATTCATAGACTTGCAAGGGTACGGCCAGCATGACTGTATCATCAAACTTCGTATCTTTTATTCCCTTTGTGGCATCGATGGCATTAAGGGGCACCGACGTGTCACCCTTATACAACTCGTTACGTATATAGCCGTATCCATAATGCTCATACAGGACATACTGCTGATACCCGGATTTGTAGGGGGTCTTGAAAACAACTTCCTTCACCCGGTCCCGGTTTCGGACAATCTCAACCCGCTCCCCTGGATACCACTCCAGGATTGGATACTCACTGACGGTCGTGTCAACCGTGACCTTGAAGGCGCCGTCCCCGATGTACAGGACCTCCTTCAAGGCCTTCTCCAGCTTACGAGTGAACTTATTATCCTTTGCAATGTCCTCCCACAGCTGCCGCTGCTGGTCGTTACCTGCAAAATCAAAATCATTCATGTCATCCAGGACAATGCCTGACAGGATACGGATAATCAGCCCGGGCAGGCCGGTATGTATCTTGCGCATCTCCATACCCGGTGTACACCTGCTGGCCCAGAACTTGTATCTGTCAGCGTACTCTGGAGCCTGCTGATACATCTGCTCCAGCTCGTTACCATCACCACGGTACCAGATGCGATTTCGGATGGCATTGGTCTCGAAGTCCAGGACCTCGTTAATCTGGATGCAGTTCCCGCTGGCCGGTACCACATTCAGCCAGCTGCGGATGCCCCGCTTGATAGTCTCACTCATGTTGTTCAGCCACCTCATTTCTTCTCAGCCTCCTCGAATCCAATCAGGTTCCGGTATGGTATCCAGGCATACTGATTGGCATTAATGGTATGGTCGTTCCTGTCCTCCGGCTTGTCCTTCTCGTCATCCCAGGAGTACCGGTCCAACTCGGACAGATGCTCCGCACAGGTATCTACTACTAGGTAACACCCCTGCTGTATCCAGCCCAGCTGCAGGTTGATACGGTCGATGATTCCCAGCTGCTTGTACGCATCCCAGAAGTTATACAGACAGCCCTTAAGCCGCTTGTATTTGCGTAGCTCCGTGATGGTCGCCTGGTCCGCATTGTCTATATACACATCCTTGGCAAACCCCCAGTCCTTGCGGCACTGCTCCAGAAAGGCCACGAACTTGACTGCTGTGTCACTGGGGGCCAGTGGGACATCCAGTTTGGCGTTGTTGTAGACCTTCTCAGCCAGGGTAACAAGCTTTCTGTCCTCTGTGATGCCCTGGAATATCATAGCTATGGTATCTGGGGACTTAGAGGAGTAGGATGTGTCCAGGGCGGCAGTGAACTTTTTGAATTTCAGTGCCTTGGCCTGCTTGACTGTGATGACATGCTTAGACCGCTCGAAGTTGCTGAAGATCAGGCCGGTTGCCTTGCCTCTCAAGCCCTGGATCTTGTTTTTCCAGATCTTTGTGCCCTTCGGCGTGTTGGTCATGATCTGGTCCAACTTCTCCTTGGACAGGCCCAGATTATGGGCAAAAGAAAAGAACCAATGCACCCAACCGGGTTTTGGTTCCTCCTGTAATTCATCCATTATCTCTTTTGGTGTTTCATCTTCCCACTCAGGCAGTGGCCTGGAACAGTTGATATACTCCTTATACACATCCAGGCCCGGGTCATCCGGGTTGAGCGTGGCCATCAGGTAATCGCTTCTCATGGCGGCCTCACGCACAAACTCTATGTCGGCCGTGTTAATCTCATCAATGTACAGGCATCCGTACTGGCCGCCCAGGGCATCCTTCCACTTGCGCTTGTTGCCGTAGCCGACAACAAAGATTATCTTATCGCCGCCGGATGTGTGGAATAGGATGTGAGGCATGTTATATCCACCGCCGCCGTTGCCTTTGTACTCCACCAGCACGCCGAAGTCATCCAGGATGCCCAGGTCCTTCTGGATGATGTTCTTCTCGGCGGCGCCGGTGTCATCCGCAGCCAGGATGTGCAGCTTTTTGGGCGATTCCGCTACCTTTAGCATGAATTTGAATAACCCCACCGTGGTCTTGCCGGCCGCCGTGGTACCCTCCAGGAACTCCACCGGGGCATCACAGCGCAGGAACGCCTTGTACTTATCCGACAGCAGTAATCTACCCGCGCTCATTACCCACCACCACGCATCTGCTGGAGCAGGTCGTCAAGCTTGGTCTTTTCGGTATCCAAGCCGCCGGACAGCTCCACCTTATCCTTAAACATCCCCAGATGGCGCCCCAGGAGCTCCAGGGCTCTTACCCTGTCATAGGTTTCCACGTTTATCCCAAACTTAGTTTCTTTGATTGCGGAGATAGCCGCCCGCTTCTCCTCTGGCAGTTCTTCAGTCGGGATTATTCGAACCACATCCCTTGTCTGCATCTGACCGGTATCTGGATCCACCACATAAGAGTTGTTCCGGATAACCGGCTCCCGCACAACATGTGCAAAATCGGTGCCGTTTGCACTGGCAATCTTCCGCAGCTCCTCCAGCACCCAATCTTGGGTAATCTCAGTACGCTTTTCCCGGTCCTTCATGCGCTCCTGGATATATTCCGCAACCTTAGTATTTCTTAGCAGCTTACTACCGTTGACCGCCGCAGCCTCATCCTTCTTGCAGCTCGGATACGCAACCTTGTAAGCCCTGGTGGCATTCAGGCCAATCAAGTATTCCTCACAAAATCGCTTCTGTTTCTTCGTCAATCAGGCTCACCTTCTTTCTGCGCAGGAAAAAGCCTCCACATCTCGGCGGAGGCCCTTAAGGGGAAAATCAATGTCAAATGTATCTGTCCGAATAGCGGGGGCAGGATTTGAACCTGCGACCTCCGGGTTATGGGCCCGGCGAGCTGCCAGACTGCTCTACCCCGCATCAATACCGGCTCGTCACCGGTATGTTCCAACTCACACCGCGGTTGGCTTACGGATACCTTGCACCAGTATGGTATCAACTGGGAGCTGCTCTCTATCCGATTTGCGAAGCTATGAAGAGACAGGAGAACGTCAGCTTCTAATTAGCCACCAGGGTATGGCACCTGGCGGCCGTTAATCAATGTGGGAGGAGGAAACGGCTCTTACACCACTTCCAGCCTATACTATAACATTTTGAAAACGAACAGTGCGAACAAAACGAACAAACATTACTTTTCTTCCATAAATCGCTGAAATTCCATTCTCACGCTGTCCGCTGTGGCCTTTCTTCCCAATTTAATCGCAACTTCACTCCAGGACATCTTCTGAAATATCGCATATCTAATAATCCGCTGCATCCTCTGAGGTATTGCATTCATCCAAGTCTCCACCCGAACCTTGATTCTTTCCGCATCCGCTTTTCGCTCCTCTAACAGATGCTCATAGGTCTCCAGTGCTCCTGGCTCGCTCACAACCGAATAGGCCATCCCCTGAATCTTAAAGCTCTGGGCCGTATAAGGGAACTCTTTCATGGACCCATGAACTCTGTCCTGTAAAATAGTCTTACGCTGCCGCTTAACCCTCCGTATATCTTCCTCAGTTTCCTTTATCAGCTCGCAGGCGTCTATGTATTGGCTCAAAATATCCTTGTCCATCGGCATATCCTTGTCCATCGGAATCACCTCCCCGTCAGTATTCCCACCAGAGTACAGTAAAAGATAACTGCACAGACATCTTTCTTTCGACAATAGTACCATGCCATCAGAAGATTCCCCAACAATACAGTGGTTCTCCACAATCTTGACAATAGTCTTGCCCCATCTCAACCTCGCCGGCACAGTTAGGACACTCATACATAATGCCATGTTCCATTTCAAGCTTTATTTTAGCCATCCTTCTTGTCCTTTCAAAATCACACAAATGTCAGTTTTGATTTGTAACAATATTTATCATTAAACAACATTGTCATTGAACTACTTTTTTCATATAATATTGTAAAGAATGCCTTGGAGACTAAAGTGCTTAACCATCAATATACTAACTCACCTTCCTATTTCTCAGGAGATTCCTACCCAAGATTCCAATCAAATGTGGCGACTGATTACGGACCAAATCCATTTACTATTAATATTAACAATGCTGCTATGAATAATGACACATTTCGCACTGCCTTATGGACAGGTAACAACCTGCAACTTACTCTGATGAGCATACCTACTGGTGAAGAAATAGGCGTAGAGATGCATCCAAACGATGATCAATTTTTGCATATTGAATCTGGTCACGGGGTTGTCCAAATGGGTAGGCAAATGGATAATTTAAATTTTCAACAACCAATCTTTGTAGACAGTGTCATATTCGTTCCTGCCGGAATATGGCACAATATAATAAATACTGGCGATATTCCATTAAAATTATATTCGATTTATGCACCGCCTCATCATCCCTGGGGCACTGTTCACCAAACTAAGGCTATCGCTGAAGCAAATACAAATCATTATTGATTACAACCTCGTCAGTTCTCCAATAGGGACTGGCGAGTCTTTAATATACCACAAATCTATAAAATCCTAATTCTAGTTACAACCTTTTTTCACCTTCTGAATCTCTTTCAGTTTCTCAATCAATAATCCCCGGTTCGTCTCACAATCCCGGAATAACTTCCCATCCCGCAGCAGATAGTACTCATGCCGGCCGTAACCATCATGATATTGGGCCTCATAGCTTCCTGACGCATATCCATCGAATATCCTTGCGTGATACACCTTGACCACCATGCTGGTGCCGTCCTCCAGGTCATACCGATAGTACCGTTCCCCGGTCTGTTTCGTCTCAATCCATAACGGCCACGTCTCATATGCATCCACGAAGGCAGCCCGTTGGTCATTGTTCTTTAGCACTGGCAGTTCCGGCTGCTCTGGCCTCGGCGGCGGATTCACGATGTCATCCAAATCGCATACATAGCTGGCCAGGGCACAAACCTTTAGTTTCAGCCGGCGGATATAGATGTCATTTTCGTCTACCCCACATTCCAGTCCTGCCTTAAGCAGGTTTTTCGCACGTTCCAGCTCATCCTGGGCAATCTGCAGCTCGGTCATGGGTTCCTCCGGGGCCCGGATGTCATCCTCCGTTTCTGAAATCTCCGTGAATTCACCATCAATCACGGTATCCTGGGATTCCGGCATGCCAGGAACATCGTCTTCATGTTCTGATGCCTCATCCTCAGCGCTTCCCAAGAGGCTGAGTAATTCCTTTACGTACTTGCTCCAGGTCAAGCTCAGAAATGTCTCGCACATATTATCCTGGAAATGAATCCGTTCCGGGCCGCATTGATAAAAGCCGTACTCCGTTGACCCGCTGTCATGGGGTTCTCCGTAATTGATTATCAGCTCCTGCCTCAGCAGTTTCACGTTCCCGTCATTGACGGCCTGCGCACACGGCTTGGACATGTGATGCTGATAGAAGTCCAGAACACATTCCTCCTGGGAAGGGATGGCTGTTTTCCCCTGTTGCACATCTGCGGCTTCCAGTAGCGGACAATCCGGCTCTGCCTTTGGGGTTTCCAGATGCTCCGGGCGCCGCTGCGAACTATAACATTCCAACTCACAGTCACCGCGCCTGACGCATTCCCAGCAGCACACCCGGCTGCAGTCCTCCCCGGTTCCCGGGATGAGCTTATGGGCCTCCTCCAGGGTGCAGTCAAATTCCGGCCGGTGGATGCACTTCCCGGACTTCTCTGGATGAGCCTGTTCTGACTTTGGTAGTTCCGGCTCAGGCTCCGGTTCAACTTGTGGCGTCACAAGTTCCGGCTCCGTCTTTACTCTGTGTCGGAATTGGTATTCTTCCTCCAGACGGGTATTTTCTACGTCGAATACGGTCCGTCCCGAATCCGTGTAAAAAACTGTAACGTCCTGCCGTTTAAGAACTTTGTATGATAGTCCAAAAGCAGTAACTTCACACTCTTTTTCGGGCCTGGCATATCCGGCATCCAGGTATGCTCCTACAACCACGGCAAGGGCGGCACCATACGCATTGTCTATCGTCCTGTTTCCAGCAGTGAAATGTATTACCTCCGGCTCTCTTTCAGCTCCTTCATCCAGTTGCGATGTTACAACTTTCCCGCTCAGCTCTCCCTCATGTTCCTTCAGCTCTGGTTGTAATGTCACAACTTCTTTTTCCAGCTGAGGTTCCGGCTTCCGGATAGCCTGCAGCTGCTTCACTGTCATATCCGGATTAACCAGGGTCCGCTGTTCTTCCGTCAGGTAAGCCAGCTCCACCAGCTGGGAAATTTTATACTCCCTATACTCTTCCGCCAGCACCGGGCTGTTCCCGTCCTTACTCAACTGATCATTGACCTTGATGCACCGGCTGGCCCATCCCTTATCCCGGTCATATTTGTCACGGACGAATTCCTCAAAATTCTGATATCCAGCCTCCTGGAAGAGTTTTCTGTCTCGGATGGCCTTAAGATAAAACCCAACCAACCGCTATGTAATTCCTGACTGAGGCCCACATATTGGTTTCTATACCATCCATGGCCTGTGCCAGGGTCATGTCACGTTCATACCACTGCATTACTTCATTCATCGCGGCCCTCCTACTTCATCGTCTCATATATCCACTTCTTCTCATTCCACGCAACAGCCACCGGCGCCCCGCAGTCATAGCAGTCCATGTCAAATTCAGTCTCTGTCATGTTGGTCAGATACCTGGCCTGCCTGCCGCATTCACATTTCATGTACAGCGGACCCATACGCTCCATCCTTGTCACGGCCCCGCATTCACACCGGTAATGATTCAGCCGTGTCTTGGCACAGAATCCCCTGGTCTTTCCACAGGCAGGGGATTTCATGTACAGATAACCGCCCTACCCCGCG